AATAACAGAAATCGATGGGGAAACTTTTAACAGGTTCAAAAGATTTAATCAGTATCAAATTGATGCACATGAAAAGGAATTTATGTGGATTCAAGTGATGCAGTATCAGGCAAACATAAAATCTAATGCAGAACCGCCTGACCCAACATTGTACCTTGATTATGAAAATATCGTCAATAATAACGCTTTCATGGAGAGGAAAAAATTCAATCTATTGAATAAATAAAAAAGCCCTACGGCAATCCGGAGGGCTTCAAACAATAAATGAGTGAACAGTATTTTTTATCCAAGAGTACCTTGCTGTATGATTGCAGCTACACCGAGCGTACCGCGCGAAGGGTCATTTCTTAATTTAGCTGAACCCTGATATACGATTGCACTGAAAATGCTGCCATAATATGCAGGGTCATTTTCATTATAGAATATAGCTGTATCACCTATCGCATTTGATACGAAGTTAGGATGCCATGCAATTGCTGCCATGTTATCTGAAATGGCAGTAGAAGATGGATTACCTGCACCATCAACAGAACGAACAGTAAGACCGGCAGTTGTGGTTGCAGTACCATACTGCACAACAGTTGGACGGCAAACAATGTTAAAGCCATGAATTTTATTTATTACACCCGTTGGGAGAACTTCACGTCCATAAGATTGCATCTGATAAACATCCTGAATGCTTAATAACTGACTATACATTGCCCAAGGCATGAGTAAAAATCTATTTTCTGCGGGTATATTATCTGAGTCAAAAATCCCTTTTAACTGCACAATATTGGCTAATGTGATTGCTGACCGACTACCTGTTGCGCCTGATGCCAAAGCACTTGTATCTAATGCACCTGTGCATTTTATAATTCGAGTGACCCCATTCGTAGCACCACTGGGAGCCCACGAGTAAGCAGTTTGATTGCTGATTACATCATGTAAGCCGTCTGTAAACTGACGGAGAAGCGACTGACGTTTATCATAAGAAATCTGAAACTGGTCAATATCCGTAATAAGTATTGGGTCTGTACTGTATTGTCCAAGAGAGTATGTAAGGTCTAAGTCAGTTCTCTGAGTAACAGTTCCGGGAAAACTTGACCTGTTTTTTGTAACAGAAGCGAAAGCGCCACTGTTCGGAACATGCACAGTAAGATTATTAATAAATGCGGAATGGTCGGTGGACTTACGGATAAACGAGTTTTCGGGGAAAACTTGCTCTTGTATGTCCTGTACCCATATTTCGGTTTGCAATGCCATGTTATTTAATTAGTTTTTAAAGTTGTTGAGGTTTGGTTTTACTCCATAATGTTTTTCGTACAAGGAGCAATAGAGTTCGGGGTTTTTGATTTGCATTTCAGCAAGTCCTTTCGGATTTTTTTTCTGCCAATCAATAATTGTCATAAGGTCTGAATTATCGTTAGCATTATTTTGAATCTGAACCGAAATCGGAACGTAAGGTTTGATTCCTTCCAAAGCAGATTTTGTTGCGGAAAAATTGGATTCAGCTAAAGCAGTGTAAATGCTGCGCTGAGTTTCTAAAATTCGTTTCTCCTTTACGGCAGTATCAATAAGAGTTTGAATCTTATTTTTCGTTTCAGTTTCAAGCTGACCTTGGAATTTTTGATTTTCTGCTTTTAACAAATCAATTTCTGATTTGAGATTGTGATTTTCATTTCTTTCGTTTTGCATACATGCAAGGATTTCCTGAAGGGATGCAGTTTCGGATAAATTGTAAAAGGAAATGAATTCTGATAAGTTTTCCATTTTTCTTGTTTTGTTATAAATAGCAAGAAAATTTTCATTGTAAAATTCCCAAGCCTGATTAACAGGAATGTTGGCAGGTGCCTGTTTTTTAACAGGACCATCATAGATTTCATCAATCAATTTTGATTCGAGCGCCTGAGCCGCAGAAAAGTATTTTGACTGACCTCTTGCCATCCAATTGTTACGGATTTCATCATGAGAGAGGCCGGTACGGTTTGCATATATATCAATCAATGAATCTTCCAACTGCAACATAAGATTTGCGGTTTCTACCAAATTTTCTGCATCACCGGATGCAGTACCCGAAACTCTGTGAATCATTAACTGTCCATACTTAGACATGAAGATTCTTTTTCCGGCAAGGCAAATGACGCTTCCCATAGAAGCGGCAATGCCGTCCACATAACAGTGTATTTCAGAAGGTGAATTTTTTAAGGCGTTATAAATCGAGATGCCTGCAAAAACATCTCCGCCAATTGTGTTCAAACGAACGTGGATTCTTTTATAATTTTTTTCAAGATTTTTTAAATCAGATATAAACTTTTTGCTGTCGGATTGCTGCCACATTCCGATTGCTCCATGCAGTAAAATCTCCGCAAAATCTTTTTCCTGATTAATTATATATGTGTTCATGCTTTTAATAAATATTTATTAAAAAGCTAAATGCATGAAAAAAGAAAGCAAGATTGAAATTGCCCGGCTGTTATATCTCACCACAGAAAAAAGTCAGCGTGAAATCGCTGCTATAGTGGGATGGACAGAAAAGCAAATGACAGAGGCGAAGCAAAAGAATGGCTGGGAGGCAATGAGAGATAACAAGGGTTTCAGCAAGCAACAAATTATTTCATTGCTGCATGACCAGGCATTGAAAATAATTGATTCCGCAAAAGAAAGTGAAGGTGTACTCGGAGCAAGGCAAATTGATTCCATTGCAAAAATTTGTGCAAGCGTGGAGCGGTTAGAATCAAAAGCATCTATTGAAACTTTTATTGAAGTGTTTTCAGAATTCAATAAATGGCTGGTCGGGCAGGATATTGAATTTGCCAAAAAAAATAATGAATATCAGGACAGGTTTATCATAACTAAGATACCAAAGTAATGAGAGTGTCGAAAGCATCCATAAAAAAATGGAAAGAACATTGCAAAACTGTGCAGGATGCCACAGGAGTAGAAGCGTGGGAAAATTTTGAAGAAAAAGAAAAGAGAAAAATTGATTTGCTTGGCAGCTATGAAAAGTTCTGCAATTTTTATTTTCCACATTTCTGTAAAGCACCATTTGCGAAATATCACTTGGATGCCGCAAATAAGGTAATTGAAAGTAAAAATTTAAGAGCCGTATTTGAGTGGTATCGTTCAGGAGCTAAGAGTGTTAATTTCTCCCTGATGCTACCGATTTATTTAATGTTTAAGGGTGAGCTTAATGTAATGGTGCTTGTTTCCAAAAGTGAAGATGCAGCGTGTATGCTGCTCGGAGACATTCAAAGCGAACTGCAATACAATCAAAGAATCGTTAATGACTATGGGACTTTAATGAATCTCGGAAGCTGGGAAACCGGAAGGTTTTCAACTACTGATGGAAAATCATTCTTTGCACTCGGCAGAGGGCAATCACCGCGTGGCATACGAGGAAAAAGCAATGGAAGCAGGGGTGGGATGCGTCCTGATTACATTGTGAGCGATGATATTGATGATGATGAGTTGAGCCAAAATGAAAGCAGGGTAACAAAATTAACAGAGTGGATTTTGACTGCATTATTCGGTTGCATGGCTGTCGGTGAAGGAAGGTTTATTATAACCGGAAACAGGATTAGCAAAAATTCTGTTATTGCAAAAATGGCTGAAGTTCCCGGAATTGTACATACAGTAGTGAACGTTACGGATGAGAATGGTGAACCTTCATGGAAGGAACGTTACACCATTGAACAAATAAATGAAGTTGTTTCAACTATCGGAACGCGAAATGCGCAAAAGGAATATTACAATAATCCTTTAAGCGATGGAACCGTGTTTAAGCTTTCACAAATCAGATACAAAAAAATAAATCTTGCTGATTATAAATACCTGCTGGCATATACTGATCCGTCATGGAAAAGCCATTCAAAAGCGGACTATAAGGCAACGGTAGTTGTCGGAATGAATAACTCCGGTGAATTTCATATTATAAAAGCGTATGTCGAACAAGAAACTGTTTCAGCAATGGTGAACTGGCATTACGAAATATTCAATGAGTATTTGGGTAAAATTCCTGTACATTTTTATATGGAAGGAAATCTATTGCAGGATTTGCTTTTCAGAGAATTTTACACCGAAGGTGAAAAAAGAGGTTTACAAATTCCAATCCTTTCAGATAAAACGAATAAGGGAGATAAGTTTACGCGCATAGAAGCCCTGCAACCGCTTTTTGAAAAAGGGTTTGTATTTTTCAACGAAGATGAAAAAGAGAACCGAGGAGCAAAAAGACTTATTGAACAGTTGCTTATGTGTGAAAAGGGAAATCGTTATCCTATAGACGGACCGGACGCATTACAAGGTGCAATTGAAACATTACGCAAGAGAACTGTAATTGAAATGCCCATCACCCTTGGAAAACGTGGTGAAGGAAAATATCGAAATGTAATGAGATATTGACGGGGGGCGGGAAAGCCCCTGAGCGTTTTTGGGGTGGGCTGGTTCTGGACATTTGAGAGGAGAATGAAA